CCTCGACATGAACCGCACGCTGTCAGGCGCTGGGCTGATCCGGCAGGGGATCGAATTCGACGGCATCGGTCGCCGCGTCGCCTATCACTTCCTGCGCCGCCATCCCGGTGATTTGACCGATCCAGGCCTCACCAATGAGACCGTCCGTGTGCCCGCCGCAGATGTGATCCATGTTCTTGACCCGGTCGAGGCTGGTCAGTTGCGCGGTGTGTCGCGCTTTGCAGCCGCCATCGTCAAGCTGTTCACGCTGGACCTCTATGACGACGCGGAGCTGGAGCGGAAGAAAATCGCGGCGATGTTCGCGATGTTCATCACCTCGCCCGCGCCAGAAACGCCGCTGGAACCGACCGAGGAGGATCTGGAAGTCGAACCCGGCCAGGTGGTGCGGCTGGATCCCGGCGAGGATGTCTCGACCCCGTCCACGCCAGATTCTGGTGGCACCTATGAGCTGTTCCAATACCGAACCTTGCTGCAAATCGCGGCGGCGCTGGGCATCCCCTACGGCTACCTGACGGGTGACACCGCCAAGGGCAACTTCTCAAACACACGGATATCACTGATCGAATTCCGCCGCCGCATCTCGGCCTGGCAGCATGGCGTGCTGGTGTTCCAGCTCTGCCGCGCGGTGTGGTCCCGCTGGATGGATGTGGCCGTGTTGTCCGGGGCCATCGATCTGCCAGGCTATGACAGCCAACGCCGCCAATATCAGGCCTGCGCCTGGTTGCCGACCAAATGGGACTGGATCGATCCGATGAAGGACGCGTCCGCAGAGATCCTGCAGATCGAATCCGGTCTGAAATCGCGCACGCAGGCCATTTCTGAACGCGGATATGACGCAGAACAGGTCGACCGCGAAATTGCCGCTGAACGCAAACGCGAATTGTCACTGGGTCTCGACTTCCGCCGTCCGGGATCCCCGGCACAGGGGCCGGGCGCGGCGAAGGAAAATGACAACACCCAGCGGGACGACAACGCCAACGACGACGAAGCAGACGACAGCGCTGATGAAAAAACCGAAGCCAAGCAGGGCGTATGATGCACCATGCCCAGATCGCCCAGCGCGCCTTCAACACGCCACTGATGGTGGACCCTGCCAAGGCGCTGGCTTTCCTGTCTGGCCTCGGACCACGCATTACGGGACAGGAGATCACGTTTTCGGGCGCTGAATTGCCTGCCAATGATATTGAGCATGCGGCCTTGCCTGCTCACGCCTCTTTGTTCGGCAATGATCTTGCCCAGCGTCACCAGCGCAATGGCATTCAGCCCTTTGCGGTGGTGGATGGCATCGCCGTCATCGAAATCGCGGGCACACTTGTGCACCGTGGCGCATGGATCGGACAATCCTCGGGGCTGACCTCTTATGAAGGCATCGCTGCCCAGCTTCAGGCCGCGCTGTCCGATCCCGGCGTGCGCGGCATTGCGCTCGATATCGACAGCTTTGGAGGCGAGGTGGCGGGCGCCTTCGATCTGGCCGACCGCATTCGGGCGGCGCGGGCACAGAAGCCGGTGCACGCCTTCGTCGCTGAACATGCGCTGTCCGCTGGCTACGTTCTGGCCTCCCAAGCCGACCGCATCATCCTGCCTCGCACCGGTGCTGTCGGCAGCATCGGGGTGGTGGCGCTGCACACCGATATGAGCGGGGCACTCGACCAGAAGGGCATCGCCGTCACGCTGATCCATTCCGGGGTCCACAAGATTGACGCCAATCCGTACCAGCCACTGCCCGACGCCGTGCACGACCAGATGCAGCGCGAGCTAGAGGTCGTGCGCTTCCTGTTCGCAGAAACCGTTGCTGCAGGGCGCGGGGATCGGTTGACCCATGCGGCCGCTATCGCAACAGAGGCCGCCGTATTCCGCGGATCCTATGCCATCGCCGCCGGTCTTGCCGACGATCTCGCCGATCCCGTCATGGCCTTCCGTACGTTCGCCGCCGCGCCCCGCGGCACCACTCCCCCCAGCAGAAAGGGTCCACAGATGACCACCACGCCCACCGACATCCCGAACCCGGCACCGACAGCCGTCACCAATCCCACACAGACGACAACGACGGCCGCACCAACGATGCCCGTTGTGTCGGTTGCAGTGGCACCCGACACAACGGCAATGAACGCCGACGCTGTTCGTGCAGAAGCAGCCGAGGTCGCGCAGGTCTGTGCCCAAGCCGCCCGGCTCGGGGTTCAGATCGACGCCGCCGACGCCGTCACGCGCGGGTTGAAGCCCGAAGCCTTGCGCGCCCGCGTCCTGGCCGATCTGGCCGCCCGCAGCGATGCCGCTGGCATCATCGCCACCGCCCCGGCTGCGGCGGCTGCAAAAGACAGCCCGATCATCTCAGCTGCCAAAAAGGCTGCGACCGACGCCAAGCGCTGAACCAGCGCCCACTTCCCTCACCCCAAAAAATGGAGACTGACAAATGCCCGTCCTGACGGAACAGCCCAGCATGGGCGATGTCCTCAAATATGAGGTCAACCCGAACTACACCCGCGAAGTCATCACCCTGTTGATCGGCATGCCCTATCCGGTCGGCTCGGTCCTCGGGCGCATCACAGCCAGCGGCAAATACAAGCTGGCAACCAGCGGTGGCGCAGACGGTGCGCAAACCGCCACGGCCGTCTTGCTCTATGCCGTCGACGCCACGCTCGCCGATGCAACTGGCATTGTGGTGGCACGTGGCCCCTCGATCGTGTCGCGCGCAGGCCTCGCCTACGACGGCACCGTTGATGACGGAGCCAAGATCACCACCAAGCTCGGCCAACTTGCCGCCGTCGGCATCATTGCCCGCGACGGCGTCTGACGCCCACCAGCGCGGCGCATCCACATCCATCCCTCTTTCCCCCGGAGCACCCCATGACCCTTGTCCGCAATCCCTTTGACGCTGGCGGCTATTCGCTGGCCGAGATGACGCAGGCCATCAATATTCTGCCCAACCTCTACACCCGCCTTGGCCAGATCGGCCTTTTCCGCTTCGAGGGCGTCAGCCAGCGGTCGGTCATCATCGAGCAATACGAGGGCGTGCTGAACCTGCTGCCCTCGGTGCCGTTGGGCGGCCCGGCAACGGTCGGCACCCGCGAGGGGCGGTCCATGCGCAGCTTTGCCCTGCCGTGGATCCCACATGACGACGTGATCTTGCCCGGTGATATCCAAGGCCAACCTGCGCTGGGCGTTTTCGATGGTGCCGACCCACTGGTCGAGGTGATGAACCGCAAGCTGCAGCTGATGCGGCGCAAGCACGCCCAGACCCGCGAATACATGGAGATGAACGCCCTGCGCGGCATTGTCAAAGACGGCGCTGGCACCACGCTCTACAATTACTTCACCGAATTCGGCCTTACGCAAATCTCGGTCGACTTCGTGCTGGGGACCGCTGGTACCAACGTGCAGGGCAAGGTGCGCGAGGTGCTGCGCGCCATGGAAGACAACCTGCTGGGCGAAAGCATGTCGGACGTGCATGCCCTCGTCAGCCGGGAATTCTTCGACAAGCTGATCGCGCATCCCAAAACCGAGGAAGCCTACAAGTTTTACGCCGCCACCGGCGCGCAGCCCCTGCGCCAGGATGTGCGCCGCAACTTCCCCTTCGCGGGCATTGTGTTTGAGGAATATGCGGGCACCGTCACTCTTTCCACCAAGACCACCGAGCGACTGGTCCCGGCCAGCGAAGGCATCGCCTTTCCTTTGGGCACGATGGACACCTTCACCACCTACGGCGGGCCTGCCAACCTGCTGGAGGCGGCCAACACCATGGGTCTGCCGCTCTACGCCCGCCAGCACCTCGATGAGAAAGGCCGCTGGATCGACCTGATGACCGAGGCCTCGATCCTGCCGGTGAACAAGCGGCCGCGCATCGCGATCCGCATTCACACCTCGAACTGACAGGTCCGCCATGAACGTCTTTGCCGCCGCCGTGGACCGCATCTATGCCAACCCGTCCATGGCGGTGGCGGCCCTGTGGATTTCTGCAACCACGTCAGAGGAAATGCCAATCCGTGTCATCCGCCGCGCCCCGGACCGCATCACCGAGTTCGGCGCTGGGCGCTTTGTCAGCGATACCATAATGGTGGACGTGCGCATCGCAGACCTGCCCGATCCCCGCCCCAGCGACCTGATCGTGATCGGGGCCGACAGCTTCACCATCCAAGGCGAGCCTGTCGGCGACCGCGAACGCCTGATCTGGTCGCTGGACCTGCGGCCAACATGATGCTCAGGATCGAGATCAATCCCGACATCGCCGCTTTGATGCAGGCTGAGATTGCTGCTGGCGAAAAAGCAGTGTCCTCCGCCATGCGCGAAGCTGGCACCGGTCTAAAATCCGCCTGGCGCGGGCAGATCATCGGCGCTGGGCTGGGCACCAGGCTTGGCAACTCCATTCGCCTCGCCAGCTTCCCGAAGTCCGGCGACAGCCTGAACGCGGCGGCGCTGGTCTGGTCGAACGCACCGGTGATCATCGGAGCGCATGACACCGGGCCGCTGATCCGGTCTAAGAATGGGTTCTGGCTGGCGATCCCTACACCAGCTGCGGGCAAGTCCACGCGCGGCGGCCGCATAACGCCCGGCGAATGGGAACGCCGCACCGGGCTGCGCCTGCGCTTCATCTATCGCCGCCGGGGGCCAAGCCTGCTGGTGGCCGAGGGACGGCTGAATACCAAAGGTCGCGCTGTGGCGTCCAGATCAAAGACAGGGCGCGGGCTGACCACCGTGCCGATCTTCCTGCTGGTGCCGCAGGTCAAACTGCGAAAGCGGCTGGATCTGGCGCGGGATGCAGAGCGCGCGGTCGATGGCGTCCTAGGGCTGAT